TAGATTTTGATCAACTTATATTAGAATTTTATAATTCTGAAGATCCTGCTGGTGGTTGGGTACATATAAGTTATAATGAAAAAGGTAATAATAGAAAACAAGTATTGACTTATGATGGTAAAAAATTTGATAATGGATTACCAGACATGGAATGGAAAGATGGCAAGGTAGTAAAATAATGTGGTTTAATTTAATAAGTATGGGTCTAAAAACAGGTGCAAAGCTGTACTCAGACAAACAAAAATTTAAGACAAATATGTCTGAAGCAAAACTTCTTCAATCAGAGAAGATGCGAAAAGGTGAGATTGAATACAAGGGTAAGGTATTTGAAAATCAAAAAGGAGATTGGAAAGATGAGTTCGTTTTACTTGTATTGTCATCCCCTCTGTTTCTTCTAGCATATTCTGTATTTGCAGAGGATGAAAAAATGGAAGCTAAACTAGATTTATATTTTGACAAATTAGACAGTATGCCTTGGTGGATAACTGGACTTTGGGTATCAGTAGTAGCTGCAATTTATGGAATAAAAGCAACAGATATAATTAAAACAAATAAAAAATGATAAGCAAAAATTTTGTACAACAGTATAATAAGAAGGTAAGTTTATTATCTCAACAAACAGGTAAGAAGAAACCTAAACCAAAACCTAAATATAAAAAGAAAAAGTAATGGCAAAGCAGAATTTTACACACTATGTAAAAAGAGATCAGCCTAAAAAAAGACCAGGTGTACACACTAAAAGCCAAAACAAATCATCTAAAAGACAAAAGAAACAAGTAAGATATAAAGGTCAAGGAAGATGATGACTAAGTTAATTATAATCTTACTAAGTTCCCAAGCAGAGTTCGCAATCTCCAGTAAACTAGACCTTATGTATTTAACGCTACCAAAACAAAAGAATTGTTTTCAAGCGATAAATGATGTAAGGGATAATATTGCTACTTATGATAACAAATCTAACAGATGGTTATTAAAAGATGGTAGTCAGTTTATTGGAGGAATGTGTGAATGAACATAGCAGAATTATTTAAAAAGAATTTTATATTTATACCTATTGTTGCTTCAATAGTAGTTGGGGGTTTTACCTCTGTTAAGTATGTACTTAATCTAACTCAAACAATTAATGCTAATAAAACAGCAATTACAAAAATATTAGCTGTTGAAGTAAATGATTTAAAAAGAGATTTAAAAATAGAACAAGACAAAGTAGCAGATTTAAAAATTAGATTATCTTCTGCTGAAGCTACTTGGCAGATGGCAGAGAATTTATATAGAACTCTGGCAGATCAAGTAAGGGAACATAGCTATGATATAAAAGATTTAAATAGGTAAACATATGGAAGGTCTCCGCATGGATTATAGATTTACAGCAATACTTATTTTAATGTTATCAATGTTAGCTTTCTTTGCTGAACCTGCTTATCCAAGAAATGATTATTTAAATAATTATGGTAACAACTGTAGTTATGGAAGTGTGGAATTAACCCTAAATCAATATGTACCTGAACAACAACAGTTACAAACATTTGATGGTAATTATAATAATGGTAATCGTTCTCTAAACCTTAGATTTAGAAAAGAATTAGGTGTTGCTAAAAAAACTTGTGATGAACAGAATAAAATAAAAAATCATAATATGAAACTAATGCAACAGATGGAATTAAATAAAAACTGTCCAAGAGTTAATAGAGATACAACACTTCAATACAATGCTAACTTTGCAGAGTTAGTAGCTTATTGCAAAAATGTTAAAGGAGTATTAAGTGATAGTAAGCCTAAAGATTCTGGTAGTTTTTGGGATGTAATTAAGAAAGATTATAAAGAAGAAAATCCAGGTATTACATTGATGGGTGATAAGTTTATAAAACCTAAGAAAAAACTTAAAATACCTAAGTATCTAACTGATGATAATATGGTGTTACCTTTACCAAAGCCAACTAATGAAACAGAATAATTATAGATTTTTATTACCACTTGTTGCAACTATTTTAATGGGATTATCTACATGGGTTTTAATTCAAGTTGTAGAACTAAGAACAACACAATCAATGGTCATGCAAGAGCTTCTTAATATTGACAAACAGATGGGTAGAATATATGCACACATGGATAGGTTAATGAGTAAATAATGATTGATAAATTTTTTTATAAGTTCTTTTCTTGGATAGACGATTTGTTTAAAAAGGTTGAAGATGTGTGGACATTTGATATTGGACAGGAGAACAAAAAAAAGAAAAAGAAATGAAGTTTATATTGGTAATAAGTTTATGTTCTTTTATAAATAATCAATGTTTACCCCCAACAGAGGTTAAGGTTGAGTATAATTCTTGGAAAGAATGTACAACTGCTGCATTAGAAATATCTAAACAATTAATAATTGCACAAGAAGATAACTTTATTAACAACAATAAAGTAGCAACTAAATTTATGTGTGAAGAAGTAAGTAAGGTATAATGAGAGATAATAAAGTTATAGAAAGCTATTTAAAAAAGCATTGGAAAAAGATGCAAGAAATGATATTGTTTAAAAACCTTATTAAAGAAGTTGAGATAGGTGCTAATGGTACTAAAGGATATGTTATTAAACAAGGTATTAACAAGGGTAAAATTGCTAAATGATTAAAAACTTTAAAGACATAGTCATATTATTAATAACAAGTGGTGTCTTAATACTTCTTGGTGTTATTATTGTAGGTGATTATTGGGTAGCATTAGCAGAAAATAGACCTGTAGACGATAGTGTAATAACTCTAATGAAGATGTCAGTTACAGGATTGATTGGTGTAATTGGTGGTTACATTGGTGGTAGTAAATGAAAGAAGAACATAAAAATCCTAAAGGTGGTTTAAGTGCTAGAGGTAGAACTTTTTTTAACAATAGAGATGGCTCTAATTTAAAAGCACCAGTTAAGTCTGGAACTAATCCAAGAAGAGTTAGCTTCGCTGCAAGATTTGGTGGTATGAAAGGTTCATTGCTTACAAAGAATGGAGATCCATCAAGATTAAAACTTGCATTAAAAGCATGGGGATTTGGTAGCAAAGAAGCTGCTAGAAAATTTGCAGCTAATAATAAAAAGGCTTAATGAAAACAATAGTATTATTTATTTATCATTGGTCTAGCAAGTTAAGCTCTTGGTCTTGGCAAAAATTATATAGCAATAGAAAGTCTGGACTTGGCTACAAAAAGTAAAACTTGGGTACGATCTAAAGAACAAATCATTATTTGTGGTAAGTGCGAGGTATGTAATAAAGAATTAACTTCTATTATAGGTGGTTGGATAGTTAATGCAGAGAAAAAAAGGTTTTGCCATAATGGTATAAATGAGTTATGCTTCGACCAATACATTAATAATAGGAAAAACAATGCCAGGTTATCATACTAAAAAAGATGGAACAAAAGCCAAGAAGGGTTTGTACTACAATATGAATAAGAAAAAAGCTGCTGGTACTTCAAACAGCAAAGCTAAATCTACTGTTAGTGCTAAGTCTTACAAATCTATGCTAAGTGGTTTTAAGAAGTAGTTTTTTATTCTTTCTTTCTAACTGTCTAACATAGGACCTAAGATCATCTATGGTATGCTCTTGATCTTCTATCTTTAATCTGTATCTTAGATTCCAATTAATTCCTACAACACCTCTTTTAGCTCTTGAAACTCCTGCCATATCGTTTGCTCCTCTGACCAATATCTTTGTTTATTTAATTTCATTTTTATTGAATGTAATACTGTGGTGTGGTCCTGCTTAAAATGTCTACCAATGTTTGATAAATTCATTTTATATTTTTCTGATAATAAATTGTGAATAATGTTTCTAGCTCTAACAATGTCTAAAGTTTTCTTCTTGCTTAACAATTCTGTTTTAGATAATTCATATCGCTTACACATATAATCAATGATGTTATCTATGGTTGATCTTTGTGGAGATGAAAAAGAATAACCAACAATCTTTACCAAGTCATAACCATTTTCTTTTAAATGTTTTTTGGCTAACTTATAACCATTAACAAATGCGTTCTTATATATTTTTTGTTCTCTTGTGTTTAAATTTTCGTAATGACCTGCTCTCATTGCAAGTTTAATCTCATTAAGGTTTTTATTTTTAGTCATAGAATCCCCTCACAGTTCCTTTGTTTTTTTTAACCCTTAAACCAATGACTATCTAGCTGTCATTAATTCTTCTTGCGTCTTTTCTATTTTCCAAAACAATTCATAAGAATCTTTTTGATACTTATTTGCTTTGTACTTGGCTTCCAGATACTTCTTGTGTTTCTTCTCTTGAAGATCCTTTAGCTTCTGTAGACGCACTTTGATGTCTTCCATCATGCTCCTTTTTTACTGTTGTAAAATCAAGTTTAATATTCTCAATTTTTACTTCTGCATTACTCCCATCATTGGAAGGATTTGCAGCCTTTTCTGCTGAATCAAAATCTTCGGTAATTTGAAAACTACACTCTCCGTTTTTAATTCTTGTATATTTTGTCATACTTTATCCTTTTTGGCAACCTCTTTTTTGTGTATCTCTCTAGTCATCTTGTTATATATACTTAAATCTGTATAGTTATCCGCCTTAAAATTCTTGGTGGATCTATAAAGTTTTAGTCCCATCATTAATTGACCTACTTGGTGTGGTTTAATTCGTGTTCTTAAATTACCAGCTAAGATGATAGTAAACATCTCTGCCAACATAATAAAGTTTTCTTGATAATTGCCATAATCTTTTTGACGTTCATCAACAATCTTCTTTTCAATTTCTTGATCTATCTCTGTTATTTTTTTATCCATATTTTTTTTAGTGTCCTGGAGAGGAAAACTACCGAAAGGGAACTAAGAAAGAAAAAACCCCTCCAAGACTATATAAATTTTAATTACTTAAAACTTATACTCTGATTTGTTAGCAGAAATAGGAGCTTTTGGAAACCCTTTATTTTCTGTTGATTGTGGAACTCCACTAGAACTATTAGGAGTTAATTTAAATGTAATTCCCCCTGTTAATTCTCCATTATCAGCTTTGGTATTCCAACCTGCTTGATTATGCCAACTGTCTCCTATCTTAACACCTATGGTCCACTTCTTGCCTTCTGGTGCGTTAGGATTTGCAGGTGCAACCCAATCTGGTTGATTGTCTGCTGTCTTATTTGGATTAGGTATTACATTAATCCATATTACTTCATCACTCATGTGATCTCCTTTTGTTGTCGTCAACTATCGTTGACCATTATTATTTAACTTAATGCTATGAGTTTCAGCAATATCTGAAACTTGTCTATAAGCTCTCAAGTTATTTTTAATTAGATATTGAATCTGATCTTTGTATTTAACTCTAACCAAATTGAATTGTTCAATGGTCTTAGTATCTTTGATCTGATCTTTTATCTCTTCCACATCTACATTATCATCTGCGTACTGTGGGTTGGCTTCAACAGATTTCTCTGCAGAATTTTGTTTAAATGGTGTTGCGTTATATCCATCTTCTAAATCTAATCCTGTCTTTAAATTTAGTGCATTAAGAAACGCATACTTTCTAGCATATGACATGGCTTGACCAGTACCAAACTTATCTAGTCCACCCATTGCTGTACACCCATCAATCATTACAAAATTATCTGGTGCATCAACGTCATGTATCTTCATGGTACAAGTTACAATTACACACTTGTCATTAACATCTGTTACATAGCTGCAAGTAGGATATAACCCATTGCCAAGCAACGCTTCCATTGATACTCGCAAAACATCATCATGTAAAAGAGGATTGAAGTGCATACCCTTTACCTTAGTTGCTTTCTTTACTGAACCTGCTGTATTACAGGCATTGTGTAGTTTCTTATATATGTTGTTCATATTTTTATTCCCCATAGTTTAGTTATTAGTTTTTCTTGTTCTTTAGTTAAATCTTTATAGTAAAAGAAATGATCCATATCTGGTGGCTCACACATGTTTGCCAATGTTTCAATTTTTCCTGCTGAAAAAATAATCATTCTTTCCCACAAAAGAATCTTCTCAACCATTTTAAAATAAAGATATTCTAAATGGTCTGGCTTCAACAACTCATGGCTAGAATCAAAAACCTTTGAACCTTTATCGTTTACATAAACGAGGTAAGGTATTTTTTTTGTTGCCATATAGTAGAATGAAGTTTGGGTTACGTTTGTAAGTAAAGGCTCTTTTGGTAAATCTTGGGATCGCATTGTCCACTCTTCTTTACCTTTTGTTTTATAAACTCTTGGTGGTTTAGTTTTTAACTCTATAAATTTATTTTTATTTTCATAATCTATACGACCTATAATTGGTTTTATCATGGTCATTTCTTTTTGCTCGACAAACCTTTCACAAACCATTTTATCTTTACCCATTATATCTTGCACAACTTTTTTAGTTTCAGAAATTGCGTCATGGACATGGTTCAACATTTCTTTTCTTGCGAAATCATCTTTTTTATCGACAGGTTTTTTCTCATCTAAAAGTTTTAACTCTGTTTGATAAGCTGTGTTGTAATCTCTATCTTCTTTTGTGAACTCTGTTTTCTTAATTGTTTTTGATTCATAAATTACATCAGCAATTAATCTTTGTACTGTGTTGTTGACTAGGTTGCCAAATTGTGCTGCGTGTCTAAATGGAAAAGTTCTTCTAACTTCTTGTGGAAAAGAATAGTTAATTAAATTCTTTGCCATTGGAGAGCTTGTTGAAGAATAAGACCAATGATCTAATCCTTTACCACCATTATATATTGAAAATGCTTTTTGTTCTTCTGTTTGTTTCATTTAGTTCCTTTGTTTTTTGCACAGTTATAAACTAATTAATTTACTTGTCAAACAATTAATATGATGTATATACATACAAATCATATAACAAAGAAAGGTAATAATGACACTCGAACAATATAGAAAAGACAAAGGTCTATCCTATTATAATTTAGGATTAGAGCTAGGTATAGTAGGTGTACAAAATCCAGGCACAAGTGTGCAGAGATGGTGCTTGACTTCTAAAATAAAAAGATTTCCTGATCCTAAAATGGTTAAGAAAATTATTGATGTAACTAAAAATAAAGTAACGATTGGAGATTTATATGAAACCTGGTGGAACGAAACCAAAGTTTAAATATAAAAGAGTAAAAATAATTTGGCAAGATATTGTTACAGATCCATCTTGGTATGACAGCTTGGAAGATGTTGAAAAATTAACTTATTCTTGGTGTGAAGATACTGGTTATTTATTTAGTAAAGATGATAAGATGTTAAAAATATTTACATCATACTCTTATGATGGAGATAAACTTACCATTGGAACTATAACTGTATTTCCTAGATCAGTTGTTAAAAAGATAGAGATATTAAAATGACATACGAAACAATTTTTGATGAACATGATGATAGTATTGAATTAAAGAAATTAAGAACAGAAAACAATCAACTAAAAAAAACTATTGATATACTTGAGACAGACAATGATATAAAAGATTACGAGATACAAATTCTAAAGGGAAAACTAAATGAGAAACTTATTTGAAACATTTATAGATGTAGGTAGTGGTTTATTTTTATCTACTCTAATTCAACTATATATATTTCCATTCTTCGATCTACATCCAACAGTATTGGAGAGCTTTCATATAGCAGTAATATTTACAGCTATATCTATGATTAGATCTTGGTGTTGGAGAACAATTTTTACAAGGAGAAAAACATGAAGTTAAAACTACTTGATTTATTTTCAGGTATAGGTGGGTTTAGTTTAGGATTAGAATCAACAGGATTTTTTGAAACTATTGCATTTGTTGAGAAGGATAAATTTTGTCAAAAAGTATTAAAGAAAAATTTTAATAATATACCAATTGAGGAGGATATAAGAAATGTCAAAGGAGAAAGATACGCAGCAGATGTCATTACTGGGGGATTCCCCTGCCAACCCTTCAGCGTTGCAGGAAAAAGAAAAGGAACAGATGACGATAGATACCTCTGGGATGAAACTATTAGAGTCGTTAGAGAATGTAAACCTAGATGGTTCATTGGGGAAAATGTTGAAGGCATTATTAACATCCAAGACGGCATGGTCCTCAGACAGGTGTGTGATGACTTGGAAAAAGAAGGTTTCGAAGTCCAATGTCTTATTATTCCAGCTTCAGGCATCGGTGCGTGGCATCAAAGGAAAAGAGTCTGGATTCTTGCCTACTCCAACAACAATGGATCATATAGATCGAAAGGGAATGAGACCATCGAGAGCAGCAACGAACAGAAAGACAGGTTATCTTTCAGAGATGATAAAGATGTACCCAACACCAAATACACAAGATCACAAAACCAATCCAGGAGAAGATTTGGAGAATTGGAAAAAAAGAGCAAAAGAGAAAAAAAAGCAAGGTATCAATCTTCAATTTGCTTTACGTCAAGCAGTTCAAATGTACCCAACACCAACACAAGACTCAGCGACAGAGAGAACAACGAAATACAAACAGGGAGGAACACCATTACCAATGGCAGTAAGAATGTTTCCAACACCTTCGGCAAGTTGTCAAATGGATGTAGTAGCACCACCAGAAACAGTTCAACAAAATTCAAAGGGATGGAGTGTAACCAGAGTTGGAACTGGAACAAAGTTCGGAGCAAAACTGAACGATGTAGTAAACAAGATAAACAACAAACCTGGTGGCAAACTCAATCCAACCTTTGTGGAGTTCCTAATGGGGTATCCTATGAATTGGACAAAAATCGATCCAACAGAATAAAGTCATTAGGTAATTCTATTGTTCCTCAAATTGCTAGACAACTTGGATTAGCTATTATGAAAGCAGAGTTAGATGAGACAAGCTAAATACTTCGATAAAGATTTATATTCTAAATGGCATAGAAAATATGATGGCATTGCCATGTGTGATGTCGATTCGGTGGAGATCTGCCAAAACAAGGGTTGCTGGAAACCTCTCGCTGTCATTGAACATTTATATGATACTGGCTCTGATAAAAAGAAGTACACCAACATTGTAGAACAAATTGGACAAGCTCTCAAAGTGCCTGTTTTTTTGGTCTATTATAAAAAAACGACCAGAGATAGCCTAACATTCCGTATTGCTCAAAAATCACCCATCTCTACTCGTTTAAACACCCATTCTGAAGCTGAGTGGGTAGACATATTAAGACAGATACAAGCTAAGCACCAGAAAGTCTGTATGTATGCTAAATAA